GTCCGCGCCGAGCGCGGTGGCCACCGGCGGCACCGCCATCACCGGCTCCAACGTCGGCACGGTGACCGTCACGTTCCCGCAGATCCCGTCCGGCGGGCTCGGCTGGAACATCTGGATGCTGAACGCCACGACCGGCAACTTCTTCTTCCAGGCGTCGGTGCCGAACGGGAACCTGACCTACACGCTGACCGCGTACAACACCACCGGGCCGACCACGGCGAACACCAGCGTCGTCGACACCACCGCGAACCCGAACGGGTACGACGGCCTGCTGACCGTGCTGATGAACCCGGCCGTCAGCGGCTACGTCGCCACCTACGTCAGCAACGCGACGCCCGCGAACTCGGTCAACTCCGTCGGCGGCGGGATAACCGGCTCTACGGCGTGCGGCGACGGCCCCTGGCAGACCGCGTTCGCCGCCCTGTACGGCGCCTCGACGAACCCAGGCAACTACGGGATGAACTCCGGTGCCCCGTCGTGGCCCTGGACGTCGGGCACCGCCTACGGGCAGAAGCTGCTGGCCCACCCGCAGAAGGTCTTCGTCGACGGCGCGGTCCGCGCCGCGATGGGCCAGTTCGTCCGCAAGGCGGCCGGCGGGTCGACCGCCTACCGGCTCGTCATGCAGGCCGACGCCGCGACAGGCGGGGCGAACATCGGCGCGATCGTCAACGGGATCGCCAACCAGGTCACCGGCGACATGGTGGACTTCGACGTCCACCCGTACATGCCGGTCGGCAACTCGGTGATCTGGACGAAGCAGCTGCCGTTCCCGGACAGCGAGATCACCAACACGATCGTCGCGAAGAACGTGCAGGACTACCTGTACCAGATGTGGCCGCAGATCCAGTTCACCTGGGACGCGAGCACCTACCAGCTCGGCACGCTGGTGTTCTACGCGCCGGCGTGGTCGGGCGCCATCACGGGCCTGGTGCCGTGATGGCGGTCACCGTGAAGGTCAAGACCACCACGACCCCGACCGGCCAGGTGACGCTGACCGAGGCCGGGCAGTGCATGGGGTCGCAGTCCGAGACGAAGACGGTCAGCTGATGCCGAAGGTCATCGTGGCCGACGGCTGCCAGCAGATCGACGCGCCTTCCGGGCGCCGCTACTACGCCCGCGGCGCCCGCGCGTTCGAGGGCAGCGTGCGCGGCGGCGTGTTCGACATGAGCCCGTCCGACGCGCAGCTGGCGGTGCGGATGGGCGGTGCCGTCGCCAGCGAGGCGGGCACCTCCCGGCGGTCGCTCGGCTGGCGCTGCAGGGCCTGCGGCTTCGGGTCGTTCCTGAAGCGGTGCGGCCGGTGCGGCGCGGAGTGCGAGCGCGAGTAGCCGCGGTGCGGCATGGCGAAGGGAGGCGAGCGTGACCGCGATACCCGTCCTGGTCCCGCCGCCTTCCGGCGTGCTCTCGCGCGCCTACGTGACGAACGCGATGTTCCAGGGCTTCCCGCAGTGGCTGGACCTGGACAACCTGATCCCCGGCGGCGTCGCGGGGATACAGGCCGACTCCCTGGCCGACGTGCTGCTGGCCGCCAGCGACTGGGCGGTCGGCGAGTGCGAGGACATGCTGCTGCACGGGCACCTCGTCAGCGGCGAGCAGCTGCGCGCGCCGGTGAGCTCCGGCGGCCGGGTGCACGTGCGGCCCCGGGACATTCCGGTCCGGTCGGTGACCTCGCTGTCGTGGGGCGCCGACCCGTCGAGCATGAGCGCGACGGCGCTGCCCGACGCGAGCATGTGGTTCGAGCAGGGGCGGAAGATGTCCTGGGTCCCCGGCGGCGGCACCCAGTTCCGGGGGCCCGCGCTGCAGTTCGGGCCGCGCCTGAGCCTGCCGGGGCAGGTGTTCGTGAACTGGTCCTACGTTGCGGGCTTCCCGTTCGCGCTGATCTCTTCCCCGGTCAGCCAGGGCGCCTCGTCGGTGACGGTGGACGACCCTGCGGGCATCCTGCCGGGTGACACGCTGCGGGTCTACGACCCGGGGCAGAGCGACGCGGTGACGGTGGCGTCCGCGTACGTCCCGATGGTGCCCACGGTCCCGCCGACTCCGACGAGCATCCCGCTTGCCAGCCCGTTCGCCCACGGCCACGCGGCAGGGACGGGCATCACCGGGATGCCCTCGCGGATCCTCAAGGCGGTGATCGCCTACGGCGTCGCCTTGCTGATGAGGGAGGACGTCAGCGAGGAAGAGCCCAACTCGCCGTTCGGCCCGGCGGCGCGGACTACCGGCAGCGAGCGCGGCGGCCAGGCGGGCGGCCTCGTCAACGACGCGCGCTCGTGGCTGGCCCCGTTCCGTCCCACCTTGAGGTCCTGATGGCAGGGGACAGGCGGCTAGTCCGCAACGCGGTGGCCGCGTACTTCGGCGGCACGCTCCAGACGGCGGACGCTGGCATTTATTACCAGAATGGCCCCCTGGCCAGCGCGGGCCTGGGCACTGCGTTCCCGTACCTGATCAAGGGCGGCGCGCCGGACACCTACTACACGCTCGGCGAGGCCGACGGCGCAGCCTGGGGCGCGGTGCTGACGGTGCACCTCGGCCGGGTCGCCAACACCCGCGACTCCTACGGCGGCGCGACGTCCGGGTGGCGGAAGCGGCTCTACACGGTCACGTGCGCGCTCGACGTCATCAGCTACGCCGAGCACCTCGAAGGGGCTGAGGCGCCGCTGGACGACCTGGTCAACGCCATGGACGACCTGATCTACGCGGACCGGACCCTGGGCACGACCGGCCAGGACTTCCCCGGCGGGCGGCTGATCATCGAGGCCGGCGAGGGCCGCAACGGCATCGAGCACGGCGAGCCGGAGTGGGCCACCGAAGCCGACCGGGGCAGGGGCCGCGGCGGCATGAACTACACGTTCGACGTCCTGACCATGGTCGCGGCATAGGAGGCGTAAGTGCCCAAGTACAGGTACATCGGGCCAGGCCCGATCGAGGTCATCACCGGCGGCGAGATCACCCGCCCCGGCGACGAGCGCGAGTTCGAGGAAGAGCCCACATGGGGGCCGTGGGAGCTGATCGAGGAGCCGCAGGACGCGCCCGGGCCGCGCCGTATCGGCGATGACGTCCCCATTGGCGGCCTGCCCGCGTCGCCTCTCGCCGCGCCGATCACCCCGAAGGGAATGTGACCCATGGCACCCCCCACCACCTTCGGCGTTGTCGCCGAGCGGGAGGTCTACCTCGTCAAGGAGACGGTGCCCGGCACTGTCCCGGCGGCCGCGCCCGGCGTTCCCGTCCCGCTGACCTCGTTCAAGCCGGCCAACAAGCCGATGATGCTCTACGACGAGAGCTTCCAGGGCAACATGGGCGACTCCTACGGCGCCTACCAGGGGCCGCTGATCGCCAGCTTCGACATGGGCGGCCACGTAGTGGGCGACCACGGCCTGGCCGAGGCGGTCTACAACCTGCTGGGCGACTACACCACGACGGGCACCACGGCGAGCCCGGCGGGGGTTTCCAGTGCGCCGATCGCCGCCGGGGCAACCTCGATCACCGTCGCCTCGGGCGGGGCGTCGTTCACGAGCGGCATGTACGTGTGGATCCAAGACAGCGGCACCCCGGCCGCGAACGAGGTCGTCAAGGTCGGCAGCGGGTCGACGGCGACGAGCGTGGTGATCGACCCGTCGACGCCGCTGAGGTTCGCCCACCTGACCGCGACGCCGTTCACGAACACGACCGCCCCGTACACGCACGTGTTCAGCCTGCTCAACGGCAGCACGGGGGCGGCGAACGGCCCGGCGCAGGGGCCGACGCACTGCTTCACCGACCGGCAGGGCATCAGCGCCAACGGCGCCGACCAGTTCGCGTACGGGGTCTTCTCCGAGGTCACGCTGACCGGCAACGCGGAGAAGCTGCTCGACTGGTCGGGCAAGGGCACCTGCATGAGCCGGCAGACCGCGGCGTCGGCCGTCGGCTTCCAGAACGTGTCGAGCGTCGTGCCGTACCCGTCGTGGCGGACCGTGACCGGCATCGGCGGCCCGGCGTCCGGCGGCACGGCCGTCAAGTACATCGCCGAGCACAGCGTCACCCTGACCCGCGCGGTCAAGGCGTACAACACCGAGCAGGGGTCGCAGGCCCCGTACATCATCGCGAGGGGAAAGCAGTCCAACGCGGGCAAGATCACGATCGCCCCGGCGATCGACGACAGCTCGATGATCGCCTTTTTGGCGAACACGCAGCCCCAGTTGCAGTTCGTCAGCTCCAACGGGCTGGCCGGGGCGAACCTCGTGTCGGTGCAGGTGGACATCCTGCTCGGCGCCTACGACACGAACGACATCACCGACGGCAGCGAGCTGTTCGGCTTCGACGTGGCGTTCAAGCCGCAGCACACCGCCGGGAGCTCGGGCGGCATCACCATGACGGGCGCGTCCGGCGGCAAGGGCGCGGTCAAGGTGACGATTATCAATGCAATTCCAACCTACTGACCTCGCCATTTACCTCCAGGGACTCTCGCACACGCTGCCCCTGGCGGCAGCGGCGACGGCCATCCTGACAGCGAATAGGAGACCAGTGAGAACCGATCTTGAGTCCGGGGCCTGGGTGGAGCACAGGCCCATCCAGGACCTGCGGGCCAAGGACAAGGACGCCGTGTCCACGTCGGTGAAGATGGCGATCCCCATCACCGAGGAAGGCGAGATCGACCGCTCGCAGGGCCTGGCGTTCTCCGGCGCGATGCAGCTCGCCGCCCGCAACGCGGTCATCGCCCGCGTCATCACCGGCTGGTCCTACGACTGGCCGGTGCCGTACTACGAGGCCGGGGAGGTCCACGGGGCGGAGCTGATCGACGAGATCCCGATCGACGACTTCAACGAGATCGAGGAGCTGATCGCCCCCTACCTGGCCAAGCTCCGGCAGCGCCCGGACCCAAAAAAGGGGACTTCCTCCGGCTCAAGTGGGTCGTCCAGGGCAAGCGCGGCGCACCACTCCCGGACGGGCTGAGCCGCGAGGCGTACGAGGACATCATCCGGCTGATCCGCTTCGGCCTTCACCCGGGTGACGGCGGCGGCCGGATGTCGCTGCCGGTGGAGGTGGACACCTGGCTGCTGCCGGTGCAGCAGGCGATCGACAGGGCGAGGGAGGAGGCGAGCAAGGGATGACACCAGCTGAGCTTCCCGCCGCGCTCCGCCGCCTCGCCGCAGACGTGCGCGACAGGGCGGCGCTGGACGCCGCCGACGCCATGGCGCAGTCGTTCCAGTCGGCCGTCGTGCGGTCGATGACGGGCCCGTCGCCGTCGCCCCCGGGCACCCCGCCAGGGCGCCGCACCGGCACCCTCGCGCGCAGCGTGCGCGCCGAGCCCGCCAGGCTCGCCGGGGCAGGCAAGGCAGCGTCCAGCGTCGCCCCCCACACCGTCTACGCGCGCATCCAGCAGCTAGGCGGCGACATCTACCCCGTCCGCGCCAAGGTGCTCCGCTGGAAAGAGGGCAAGAAGTACCGCTACGCGAGGCACGTGCACCTGCCCGCCCGCCCCTACATCGTCATGACCGACGCCAGGCGGCGGGACTGCCGCAGCGCCGCCGTCGCCGCCGTGGAGCGCGTCGTGAGGGAGGCGCTCGGTGGATGAGCTAGACCCAGTCGAGCAGCAGTTCGTCGCCGACGTCACCGAGTACCTCGCCGCGATGGACGAGGCCGCCGCGTCGGCGCAGGAGTTCGCCGGCGCGAACGAAGAGGTGACGGTCGCGTTCGACAGCGTGCGCGACCACGCCGCAGAGGCGGGGGCGGCGCTGGACGTCTACCAGGACGCGGCCGGCCGGTGGCGTAACTCCGCGGGCCAGTTCGCCACCTCCGCCGAACTGGAGGCCGCGGCCCTCGGCCGCGAGCGCGACGAGGCCCTTGAGGCGGAACTGGCGATGCGCCGGCTGGCCGACGCGGAAGTGGAGGCCGGGGCCGCGGGGGCGGCGGAGAGCGCGGGCGGCCTGTCCATGATGGCGGTCGGCATGACCGCCCTGATCGGGCTCGCCGCGGCGCTCGCCCCCGCGCTGCTCGCCGTCGGCGGCGCTATCGGCGCGTTCGCCCTGTTCGCGATCCCCACGGTCAAGGCGGTCACGGGCGCGCTCGGCGACACCCAGGCGCAGCTCGCGAAGCTGCCCCCGCCCATCCAGATGGTCGTGGCGGAGATCAAGAACGTGAAGTCCGAGTGGGGCGAGCTGTCCAAGCAGTTCCAGCTCCCCGTCGCGAACCTGATGTCGCAGGGCCTCGGCATCGTCAGCGACCTCCTGCCCAAGCTGGTGCCGCTCGCCAACGCGGGATTCGCGGCCGTCAGCCAGATCCTCGACGCCGTCGGCAGGTTCACCGGCTCCAGCACGTTCACGGACTTCCTGGACCTGCTGACCAGCCTCGCCGGGCCCGCGACGACCGCGCTCCTCGGCCTGGCGCAGACGGTCGGCGGGATCCTGCTCGGCGCCCTGACCCAGCTCGCCCCCTACAGCGTGCCGCTGATCGACATGCTCAAGAGCCTGCTGGCGGCGGCGGGGCCGGGGCTCATCTCGGCGCTGAAGCTGATCGCGGAGACCCTGCTGGACGTCGGCCGCGCCGTAGTGCCGCTGATCGGCCCGCTGAGCACGGTGCTCGGCTACATGGCGCAGCACCCGATCTTCGCCCAGATGGCCGCTGCGATCCTCGGCATCGTCGCGGCGGTGAAGCTGTGGGCGATCGCGCAGGGCATCCTCGACGCGGTGCTGACCGCCAACCCGATCGGGCTGGTCATCGCCGCGATCGCGCTGCTGGTGGTCGGCATCGTCGAGCTGGTCAAGCACTGGAGCACGGTGTCGGCCGCGTTCGCGACGGCGGGGCACGCGATCGCGTCGGCGTTCGACACGGTCCGCCACACGGTGGCCAGCTGGGGCCACGACGTCGCCAATACGTTCGACACGGTGCGGCACACGGTCGCTGGCATCGGCGACGCGATCGCCAAGCCGTTCGAAATCGCGTTCAACTGGCTGAAGCAGAACTGGAAGCTACTCCTGTCGATCCTCCTGGACCCCATCGGCACGGCGGTCATGGAGATCAAGGACCACACGCACCAGATCGCGCAGGCGTTCGACCAGGTCCGCCACGACGTGGCCGCGATCTTCGACGGCTGGGTCCACGACATGGAGCACAGCTGGGACACCATCCGCCACGACATCGCCGCCATCGCGGACTGGATCCCGGCAGAGATCTCCAGCCTGTGGAGCAAGGCGGTCGCGCTGAACGTCAAGGCGCTGGAGATCCTGGAGCACGACGTCGCCACCGCGTTCGACACCGTGCGCCACTCCGTGGCAGCCGGGATCGACGACGTGCTCGCGTTCTTCCAGAAGCTCCCCGGCCAGGTCGTGTCGTTCCTGGCGTCGCTGCCGGGCCAGATGCTGTCGATCGGCGAGAACGTGATCAAGGGGCTGATCAACGGCATCCTGAACGCGGCGGCCCAGATCCCCTCGATCATGGGCTCCCTGGCGTCCGACGTGGCCAGCTACTTCACCGACCCGCTGAAGCTGTTCTCGCCGTCGCGGCTGTTCTTCGACCACGGGTTCAACATCGTGCAGGGCGCGATCAACGGGGTGAAGGCGAACGCGCCGGCCCTGCTGGCGACGATGCGGGGGCTCGGCGCCGGCGTCGCCGTGGCGGGCACGGGCTCGTCCCTCGCCGCCGGCGCCATTGCGCCTGCGGGGGGTTCGACGAGCGTTCACGTGACCGTCCCCACGACCGTGCAGGGGTCGGTGTCGCCCGCGTACGCCGACCCCCGGTTCCAGCAGTACATGCAGCAGCAGGTGCAGGAGGCCGTGCTCCGGTACGCGCAGATCAACCCGAACAACGGCCTGACATCCGCATGGGGGCGCTAGATGAGCGACTGGGAATTCTCGCAGCTTTCGCAGCTGCTGGCCCCGGCGCAGAACGTGAAGCTCGCGGTTCTGGACCCGAACGACACGTTGACCGCGCCGTCGGACGCGTTCGGGTCGAACAAGGTGATCACCCTCGCGCAGACCGGGCAGGTCGCGTCGGCCGACATAGGCCGCGTCTTCTGCGCCGGCCATTCCTACGCCAGCGGCTACCTGAACAGCGAGGGCGGCGAGCGGTGGGCGACCCGGCTGGCGGCGGCGCTGAAGGCGGAAGAGGTCACCTACGCGCAGACGTCGGCGATGCTGGCGCAGGACGACGGAGGCGGCCACCCCGGCGGCTACGCGTCGGTGCTGAACGGGATCATCCCCCGCTACCAGTCCACGGGCAGCTACACCGCGCGCAGCGCGCAGCCTTACCTGGCGCTCGCGCCCGTCTCGGCGTTCCTTTACGGCTACAACGACTTGGCCTATTTGAACAGCAACGTCACCACGGCTATCGCCTGGTTCAAGATGGCGCTCAGGGCCATTACGTGCCTGAGCAGGGCGGGCGGCTACTTTGCCGACACGCACGCCAGCGTCGCCTACGGCGGCTCCGGCGGGAGCCACTGGACCGCGCAGACGAGCCAGGGCGCGCTGGGCAGCCCGACGAACCACAAGACGACCACGGTCAACGACACGGTGACGATCACCGTCCCGGCCGACTTCCCCGGCGGCGAGATCGACATCCTGACCATCGCGTTCGGCGGAGCGTCCGGCGGCGGGGCCAAGTGGTCAACCGTCGTGGACGGCGGCGCCGCGCAGGTCCTCGACGGCACGGGCTCCGCGTTCGGGTCGGCCAGCGGCCGGGGGAACCTCGTCGTGCAGCGGCTCGGCAACGTTACCCCGCTGGCCGCAGGCGCGCACACGATCGTCATGACCCTGACGGCACTCGACTCGACGGCCACGGCGATCTTCGACAGCTGGCTGGTTGCCGCGCCCGCGCTGCCCGTCACGGTGCTCGTCAACCAGCCTGCGGTGCCCGCGCTGCCCATCACCGTCGCGGGCGGCCTGCACTCCCCGGTCACCAGCTCGGACGTGACGGCGCTCAACGCCGCCATCGCGGCGCTGCCGGCCGAGTTCTTGGACGGGAACGTGGTCCTGGGCGACGTCGCGGCGGCGTTCGCGGCTGCGGGCGGCAACGTCGCGTCCACGGCGCCGAAAAGCCTGTACGTGTCGGACGGCCTGCACCCGAACACCCCGGGCCACGGGCTCATCGCCCGGACGGTCCGGGACGCGGTCCGCGCGGCGCCGCTGGCCGGGGCTTCCCGGTTCTCTCCCGTCGGCCGGGTGCTGCGGCAGGTGCAGCCGACCGGCTCGGTCGCGTGGCCGAACGGCGGCGAGCCGGCGTTCGCCGCGAACTGGTTCATAGGCGGCAGCCCCCCCACCGCCTACTTCAGCAAGGGCACCGACGGCTGCGTCGAGATCGTGCTGGACATCGTCAGGTCCGGGGCGCCGACGATCGGCGAGACGATCTTCACCCTGCCGCCCGGGTACGCACCCAGCGACGAGAAGTTCCTCACCGGCTTGTCGTTCAACGCGAGCTTCACCGTGGGCACCCCCGGCATCTGCTCGGTGCGCGCCAACGGCACCGTCGTGTGGTACACGGGCGACCCGACCACCCTGCTGCAGGTCAGCGGCACCTACTACGCCGACGCCCCGGGATTCTGATGGGGAAGTTCCTCGTCCAGGGCGGCGGGAGCCTCCTCGCGCAGGGCGGCGGGAGCCTCCTCGTCCAGGGCAGCGCGCCAGGGCCCTCGGTCGCCGGCACGTGGGCCGGGGGCGCTGCCGTCTTCTCCGGGTTCTTCTTCCCCTTCCCGCCCGCGCAGCCGGTGCAGATCCCGATCACGAACACGGCAGGCGACTGGCTGTTCTGCCTCGTCTCCTGGCGGCAGGCCGCCGCAGGCGAGGGAATCAGCATCACGGTCAGCGACGACGCCCACAACTGGTGGGAGCCCGTCGGGCCGCCGCACACCGACTCAAGCGCTTCCGGGATCGTGCGGAGCGCCGTGTGGGCCGCGCCCGCCGCGAAGGTCGCCAACAGCAGCACGGGCGTCACCAACGTGCAGGTGTGCGCCACCGGGCTGTACATCGCCGTCGCCGCGGTCATCGTGGACGTCAGCGGCATGCTGCCCTGGTACCAGGTCGCGCTCACCCCCGTCACGGGCTTCGCCAACTCCGCCTCGTCGCTGTCCCTGTCGGCGCCCGCGCCCCCGGCCAGCGCCCTGCAGTTCGCCGTGTTCGGCACCGACAACAACAGCCTCGCCGTCACCCCGCCGGCCGGGTGGACTTCCATCGCAGGCGAGTTCGTCAGCAACGGGGTGGACCATACCGCGGACCTCAAGGTCAGCCCCTACTACCAGGTAACCTCCGCCTCGTCGTCGGCCACCCTCGGCCTGAGCGGCAGCGCCGACCTGTCCGGGGTCATCGCCGGGGTGCTCGTCTCCGCGCCCGCGCCCAGCCTGCCCAGCGCCAACTGGCCCGTCATGGTCACCGAGGCCGCGATCGGCGCCGGGGCCCTGACCCCGCCGTCGCAGCTGACCTGGACGGACATCAGCAGCCGCACCCTGGCCATGAGCATGACCCAGGGCCGCCAGTACCTCCTCGCCCAGCTCGCCGCCGGGCAGGGCACGGTCACCCTCGACGACCCGGACGGCGCGTTCCTCCCGCCCGGGTCGGGCAGCTTCGCGGGCATCGACAGCGGCACCCCGATCCGCAGGCGCGTGATCATCCCGGCGTCCCCGACGCCCTACTACACGGCCGTGAACGGCTTCTTCCGCAGGCTGCCGTGGAACATGGACGCGAGCCTTTACCGGGGGAAGACGCAGGCGGAGATCGCCGACGTGTGGGCGTACGCCACGGTGACGCTCAACAGCATGGCGATCGAGGAGTGCCAGCTCGACAGCCCGCACTCGCTGTGGCCGCTCACCGACCCCGCCGGGTCCGCCGGCGGCTCCAACCTCGCCCTCGGCAACAGCCTCCAGCTGGCGCAGGTCCAGTCCAAGTTCGGCGCGAACGGCGCCACGGCGGCGTGGGGGCAGGCGTCCGGGACGCTGCCCGGCGCGAGCGGCGCCCGCGTCACCAGCTCCGGCGCGGGCGGCGGCACGACCGGGATGTGGCAGCAGACGCTCACCGGGGGCGCCTTCGCGTTCAACGGCTACGGGTACTGCCTGCAGTGCGCCGACACGTCGTTCCCCCCGGTCTCCGGCGGGGTCACCGCCGAAGTCTGGGCGCAGTGCACCCTCGGGGCCGACATCGCCGCCGTCAACGGCAACGGCGTGTTCGTCGCCACCTCCGGCGCGTCCCCGGCGTTCGCGGTCGGCTCGAACGCCTTCCCCAACGGGATGCCCGTCGTCCTGTCGGTCGCCAGCGGCTTCACGTTCCCTTCGCCGTTCACCGCCGGCGTCACGTACTACGTCGTCAACGCGGCCGGGAACGGCGGCAACTTCGACCTGGCGGCCACGCAGGGCGGCTCGGCGATCGCCTGCACCGTCAGCGGCAGCGGCTTCATCACCTCGCAGCTCGCCTGGGATCCCGTGATCATGAGCCTGCGGGACGGCAAGGGCGCCGTCGCGGGGCTCAGCATCCGGCACAGCGACGGGGCGCTGCTGCTGCTCGCCCGGCAGGGCGGCACCGTCACCGCC